CTGTGCCAATCAAAACGTGGTATCCGACCACTAATCCCAGAATAATGTACCTGGAAATCTGATTGGGCTTTGGGAAATCGATCGATAGTTGGGCGTCGCTTTAGGCGACGATATCCAATTTGGAAAAAGTGCTTGAAGTTCAGTTGGACTTCGCACTCTGGATTCTCAGTAAAATTACTCTGAGGATCAGCATTATACTCCTTATCGACGAGCGAATGATCATTGAGATCCTCCTTGAGACCAGGGAAAATATTCCCAAAGTGCTCTCGGATGATCCCCAAACTCGGATCAATGGATCTAGTACTAACAAGATCCAGGAAAGTTCGTCCTGTCTTTCCACAGATAAGCGTCCAAACTTGCCGATATAACCTCTGTCGCGAGTTCTCTTCGGGTATTTCAAATCCCAGCATATTAAGACTTAATCCTCCGGATCGCTCCGGGAGATAAGGATTAATATGAGGAAAAACCTTATAAAGCCACTTACAATGTTCCATAAAGAGGATATTTGTACGTATCTGTATCTTCTCATTGAGACCCTCCAGTAGATCCGCTTGAATTTTCTTAAGCGTCCTTAGTCTACCGGCAAGGCTGCCGTTAATTTGTTCGGATGATATTCTATCAACACGAGAATCAATTTCACAGTCTTGTTTTTTACGATTAGTTATCAAGCCAAAATTCACATAGGGAATTTCCTTACAAACAGCAACTGTTTTCTCCAGATGTAGATAATCTACGCTAAAGAGAACCGAGTTAATCTGACAAATATTTCTATGAGCCAGATTCTTACCCGGAGAAGGAGTAAAACCAAAAGTGGTAATGACTTGTAACCAATGAAAATAGAACTCCCTATCACAAGCAAAAAGGATATCATCTCCGTTAATTAATACCGGGAAAGAGTCCTTAATCTCATTCAAACTAAGAGTTCGGTTATGAAATGTTTCAAGAGCATGTCTATATGCAGCGAGATTCGCGACACAAAGGAGGATAAAGCTCACAATAGAGCCCATCAACTGTCATTAGTCTGCTTAATGAGGCAAGAATTACCATCATTAGCAAGAATAGCATTGGGACCCCATTTAGATGCATCAATAAAATTGGCACAGCCAAACGAGGTTTTATCCATAATCCGTTTGAAATCGCAATCAGGAATTAATTTCCACAGGTCATAAGAAATAATTCCTCCACTTAGGGCGTTGGATAGACATTGCACAAGTTCAAGGTCAGAACCATGAATCATGTGCTTCAGAATAACCTCTGTAACCTCCATTTTCAGGTTATCAGTGGCGGCACTGTAGTCTCCGGAAATAATTAGCCAATCAAGGCGTTTAGTAATAGAAATATTACTTCCGTTGAGAACGCGCTCAATGTGATAGGGAGTGATAACTTCAC